TGAAAGACGGTATAGATGTAATTTATAATGCTGTTGAAAGTAATACTCCGGTTGGAAAAAGCGGAGATATGAAAAGAAAAATTAAAGAAAAGATTAGTAAGAATGATCTTTCTTTAATAACAGGTCAAGTTATAATGGGCGCCTGGTATACAGGATTTGAAGAGTTTGGAACTAGCCAACAAAAACATCATGTTGGATTTTTTGAACGATCTGTTAATAGCTCACAAGATGAAGCTTTAGAGGTATTAGCAAAGGGATTGTTAAAGCAGAGGTGATGCAATGGTTAATATTAAGAAGTTTATAAAAGATGCATTATCAAATTCTGAAATATTAAATTTAACAGCAGATAAAAAAGTTTATTTTATACATGCCAATAGTCCAACAGCTCCATATATTGAGTATGAAATCTTTGATGAGAATGGTGAGGAATGGGCAGAAAATAAAGAGATAGCAACAAACTTTTATTTGCAAGTAGATATATTCAGTAAAACAGATTACACAGATTTAGAGAATAAAATTAAAGAAGTAATGACAAACGCTGGCTTTAATAGGAGTATGGCTGCCGATTTATATGAAAATGATACGCAGTTATTCCATAAAGCCATGCGTTTTTTTATTACACTGGAAGTGAGGTAAAAATATATGGCTATTGTAGGTTTAGAAAAGCTTTATTATTCGAAGATTACAAAGGATGATTCGACAGGAATAACATTTGATAAACCAATTTATTTACCAGGTATTAAAGAAATTAAGATTGCACCGAAAAGTAATACAGCAAAATTATATGCAGAAAATAAGGTGTGGGATCAAACAACAACATTAGAAGATATTGAGGTTACTGTAAATGTAGCTGATTTGACAAATGCACAATCTGCTGATTTGTTAGGACAAACAATTGCAACAGAAGGAGGAACATTTGCATCATCTGATGATATTGCTCCATATATAGCATTGCTTTATGTAGCAAATAAGTCTAATGGCAAAAAGAGATATGGAATTCTTTATAAGGGGAAAATGGAATTACCAGATGATTCTAGTAAAGGGCAAGAAGGAAAAGTTGATTATCAGACACCAGAAATGAAAGCAACATTTCAGCCGCTACAAAATAACGGAATGTGGAAATATAATGTAGATGAGGATGATCCAAATTGCCCAAGTGACATTGAAACTAAATTTTTTGAAAGTGTAATTGTACCTACTAAAAAAGTAGCTACACCAACTACTTAAGTAATTTAAACTCTCAATCATTTAATTTGATTGGGAGTTTCTTATAAAGTGAGAAAGGGGATATGAATATATGTTTACTGAAACTAGAAAATTAAAGATAGGTGAGAAAGAATATAATTTTAAAATGACAAATGAAACCATTTTGAAAGTAGATGATAAGTATGGTAATTACGGAACAGTACTACAAGGAATAATGGAAGGCAAGAAATTTTATACTAATGCATTAAGATTAATGTCATGTAGTTGCATAGATAAGGAAACTGAAAATGATAAAAAAGTAGAAAGGACTAAAGAATTCAGCATAGAGGAATTAATAAACTTATTAACACCTCAGCAGCTTAATAACGAGATACCTACATTTGTGCAGAACTTATATTTCGATTATATGGGAATCGATATTGGTGTTAAGAGAAAAAAATCAAAGCAAAATAATAAAGAAAAAAACTAGTGGACCAGTCAAAAAATCCTTATGAGATTAATTTTGACTGGCTTTTTTATATTAGTAAAGTTCATTTAAATTATACAAAAGCCGAATTTTTAGAATCTACACATGCTGAAATATATAAAATGTGGATGAATCATGTGAAGTTTAATGGTTGGGAAATTAAAGACGAAAACAATGAAAATAAATCTGGCAATGAAGAAAGAGTTTATATAGATGAAATACCATTCTTATAGGAAAGGAGGTAAAGTAATTGAGCGACTTGGAAAAACTAATAAAGGCCAAGATGGTGCTAGATGATACTGGATATAATTCTAGTATTAAAGGTATAAATAGCAGTTTAAAAGAAGTTCAATCAGAATTTAAATTAGCTAGTGAAGGTCTTAAGACATTTGGATCTACTAGTGATAGATTGAAGTCAGCACAAGATGCACTTGCCAAACAATTTGATTTACAATCTAAAAAAGTTGATACCTATAGAGAAGCAATGGAGAAAGCTAGTCAAAAGATGAGTGATAATATCTCTGAAAGAGATAAATTAAAAGCTAGTTTGGAAAGTGCCAATAGTAAGTATCAAGAAGCAATACAGTTATATGGGAAAGAAAGTGAACAAGCTAAAAGTGCTAAAGAAGCAGTAGATCAATTAACAACTGAGTATAGTAAAAAAGAAAAAGCAATTGAATCTAATGCTAAACAGATACAAAATTATCAAACGAATATGAATAAAGCTGAAACTGAGATGGTCAAAACTCAGGGCGAACTTCAGAAAATAAATGATGAGCTTGATAAAAGTAATAATAAGTGGCTTAATGCAAGCAATGGTTTAAAAGAAAGTGGCGAGAAACTAAAGGATTTTGGGAGTAAAGCTACTAATGTTGGAGATGGAATATTAAAAATTACAGCGCCATTAGAAGCAGCAGGAATAGCAGGGGTTAAATTTAGTACTGATTTCCATGATGGTATGGCTAAGATTAGTACCGTAGCTGATACAACTAATATCAGCATAGAGGATTTGGGAAAAGGCGTTATAGATCTATCTAATATGTCGGGAGAATCATTTGATACTATTCAAGATGGTATGTATGATACTATTTCCAGTGGTGTTGCAGCAGAAAAGTCGGTAAATTTCTTAACAACGGCTGTTAAGGCAGCTAAAGGTGGATTTACTGATACAGCAACATCAGTTGATGGATTAACCACAGTATTAAATGCCTATGGACTTAAGACAGAAGAAGTAACTAATATTGCTAATCAAATGTTTATTGCACAAAACTTAGGAAAAACAACATTTGGAGAAATGTCTAGCTCTATAGGTAATGTTATTCCAACAACAGCAGCATTAAAAGTAACTACATCAGAGCTATTCAGTTCATTAGCAACATTAACTGCCAATGGTATTAAGACATCTGAAGCAGTTACAGGGTTAAAAGCAGCTTATTCTAATATAGCAAAACCATCAGATGATGCTGCAAAAATGGCAGAAAAGCTAGGTTTAAAATTCAATGCAGCACATTTACAGAGCGTTGGATGGGGGAAGTTCTTAGAAGAAGTAAAACAAAAAACTAATGGTAATACGGAAGAATTGTATCAATTATTTGGTTCTGTAGAAGCGGTTAACACTGTGCTTACTATGACAAGTGACCAAGGAATGAACTTATTCCAACAAAGCATGGATCAAATGACTACTAATACCACAGCCTTAGATGATGCATTTACAAAAGTAGATGAAACTGCTGGTAATAAAATGAGAAAAAACTTCAATGAATTAAAAAATGCAAGCATAGAATTAGGCGATGCATTAGCACCAGTAATGGAAGAGGCTACTAATGTAATCGGTGGCTTGACATCAACTCTAGAAGGTATGGATAAAGGAACTGTAACAACTATTGCAGATGTAGTAATGTTTAGTACTGCGCTAGGTGGAGTTCTAAAAGTAGTTGGTGGAGTGTCTAGTGGGATTGGAACTGTAATTAATGTAGCATCTAAATTATCTGGTGCTTTAGGAACTGCAACTGTAGCTACAGAAACAGTTGCAGAAGCTGGAGCGGTTGCTGGAGGAGTCGGAGGTGCTACAGGATTTGGTGCATTGGCTACAGGGATGGGTGGAGCAGTTGTAGCTGCAGCTCCATACATTGCAGTAGCTGGTGCAGTTGCTTTAGCTGGGTATGGAATATATAAAGGGTTAACTCAGGAAGTTGTACCAAGTGTTGATTTATTTGCAGATAAAGTTGAATATACTTCACAAACTGTACAAACCGAATATGGAGCTATGACTCAAAATGTTGCAACTAATACAGTAAAGATAAGTGAAGCAACAAAGACGGCAGTAAAAGATTATTTAGATATGGATCAAAATGCTAAAGCCTCACTTCAAGATCTATATATTAATGGAACTGTTATTACAGGACAAATTGCAACTGATACTAAAGCTAAATTCGATGGTATGACTCAGAGCGTTATACAAGGATATGAGAAACAGAAAACTGATAGCATATCTAAATTACAAGAATTATTCACACAACAAAATACCATTACCAGTACAGAGCAGACTGAAATCATGCAAAAGGCAACGGAATTTTATACTAATAAAGAGACTCAAACACAGCAATATGAAGATCAAATAAATCAAATAATTCAAAATGCGGCAAATAATCATAGAACTTTAACGAGTCAAGAAGTAACTGATATAGGACAATTACAAAGTCAAATGAAAGAAAATGCAGTAAAATCACTTTCTGATAATGAGGTTGAAGCACAGGTGATTTTACAGCGTATGAAAGATTATGATGGAAGAATTACTGCTGAACAGGCATCGGAGCATATTCAAAAATTAAATGAAAGTAGAGATGGAGCTATTAAAGCTGCTAATGATGAATATGATCAAACTGTTGCAACAATAATTAAGCAACGTGATGAGGTAGGTTCTATAACATCAGAGCAAGCTGATAAAATGATAGCAGATGCAACTAAGCAAAGAGATGATACTATTCAAAAGGCACAAGAAACTCGAGATGGAGCAGTTGAAAAAATAAAAGGAATGAATAGTGATCTTGAAAATAGTGTAGATACAAGTACAGGTAAGATATTAACATGGTGGGATAAATTGAAAAATTGGTGGAGCAGTTGGATTCCATCAAATAAAACATTCTCCTATAATGTAAGTGGAAATGCTTCAGATGTAGATGCAGCTGATGCAGATCAATTAACAATAGGAGAACACTGGACAGGTGGAGTTATGGAAAACTCGGGTTTAACTACGCTTCATGAGAGAGGATATGAGGTTTATCAACTAAAGGCAGGCACAAGAATTTATAATCATGATGCAAGTGAGGATTTAGTCTTAAAAACTGCTGAAAGTGTAGCTAATAAAGTTGCTAGTAATATTGCTCAAAATTCTTATGAAGGTTCAAATGGACAACCTATTATAATTCAAGTCCCAGTTAATTTGGATGGCAGAGAAATTGCTAGAGTTTCAACTCCATATATAAGTAGAGATTTAGCATTTAGTTCAAATAGAAGGAAGTGGTAGGGTGTCATTTATATTCTATAATAATTTAAATAGCTTAGATGATTTAGAGTTAATAATAGAGAATATTCCAGTCATACCAGCTTGTAATATTATATACGAAACAATACCAATTGATGGTGGAGAAAATCTTACAAAGATTAAAGGATTTGAAGATATAAGTTT